TAATCTGAAATAGTTGGGATTTTGCCGTATTTACTTTCAATATATGTTTCATATTCTGCTTGTGCTTGTGCGATATCTACGGCGCAAGATTGGCACCAATAGTTATATTGGTCTACGCCGTGATAAGTTGAAACATTTTCACGAGTTCCGCAAGATTGGCATTTAGTCATTTTTGTTTCCCTTCTCTTTTCAAGCCTTGTGCTTGATAAGGATAATTAAACTACGCAGGGATAATAAAGTCAAGCGGTTTTTTAGTGGTGTTGATCACACGACAAAAGGGGCAAATCGGACACCCGCATTAAAGGGAATTAAGCAACATTGATGTTGCGTAAATAGGGGGAAGCGGAATTAGAAGCAGGGGGAGAAGTGGGGAGAAGTGGCGGGTAGTGGCGAATTTATAGTCGCCCGCCCCGCCTTCAATAACCTTGCTTAATGAACCATTAACGCCCCGCTTTGCCCTATTAACGGGATTAAACGGGCTTATATGTATCTATTTATGCCCGCAAAAAAATCGGGATATGCCACCTGCAAAATATGACCGCCGATAATTATTAACCCTCAACTAAAGGGTTAGGGTTAGGGCAATGACCGCAGGGTTTTTAATTTTGCCCCCTACCTACTACTACTATCCCCTCAAATATTTTTTCTAAACCCTGATATCTGTCTCAATATATGAGATACCGTCTTACATTCTGAGACGCAAATAAAAATACTTTTACTCTATACCCAGTATTCTATACTGTTATTTAACACTGTGGTGTAAATCACACGCTCTAGGGCGGGATAAAAGGCAAATTTCCCGCCTTAGTATATAGTAGGGGAAGTTTACAGCGCAATAGAAACTTCCCTGGCGGCGGCTCACGGCAGAGTGAGCCTTAAGCGAACGATGCCTAGTGAGACGATAACGTTCGTTTAGGGGCTGCGCCCCACACTCACTCACCAATTGAGAGCAAGGCTGCAGGCCTTGCGAATACCCCTAAAGGCATCCACTGACGGATGCCCTAATGGAGATGGGATAGTTATGTCTAAATCTAAACCATCAGATAATAACAGATTTAAGTTAGCCCCAGGGGCTTCCCTTTCCAGCCAAGATGCCAAGCAAAAGATTATTGACCTAATCAACCAAGGCTACACAGTTGAGGACTCTTGTCGGGCGGTTGGTAAGTCGGTCAAGTCTTATGAGTACTACAGATCTTCAGACCCAGATTTTAAAAAAGCGATTGACCTATCCCGTGAGGTGAGGCATCGTAAGGGGGTCATTGCTCCCGAAGATGCCTCCATCTCATTTGAAGACTTCCGTAAAACTTACCTTTCATCTCAAACCTTTCCCCATCAGCGAAATGTAATTAGCCTTCTTGAAGAAGGTAAACCTGCTTGGCTCCACGAGAATATGACTTACGAGCCAGGGATGCCAAACTACGTGCTGGTAAATATGCCGCCAGAACACGCCAAGTCTATGACAGTCTCAATTGACTACGTTACCTATCGGATTGCAATAGATCCCAACGTACGTATCAAGTTGGTTTCTAAGACTCAGTCAATGGCCAAAGAATTTTTATATGCGGTTAAGCAAAGACTTACCCATCCAAACTATATTGATCTTCAAAGGCGCTATGCGCCAGTAGAGGGCTACAAGGCTACCTCTGAGAAGTGGACTCAAGACGCTATCTACCTAGAGCGTGACTCAGGAGAAAAAGACGCCACACTTCAGGCCTTGGGTATTGGTGGTCAGATCTACGGCGCACGTGCAGATCTAATCATCTTGGACGACTGCGTTACCTTAGCCAACGCTAATGAATACGAAAAACAGATCCGATGGATTCAACAGGAAGTTTTAACTCGTGTTGGTCCGACTGGTAAGATTCTAGTAGTAGGCACCCGTGTAGATCCACTGGATCTATACCGTGAGATGCGTAACGCAGAACGGTATCCAGACGATAAGTCTCCTTGGACCTATCTGGCTATGCCAGCAGTTTTAGAATTTAATGATGACCCAACAAAGTGGAAAACCCTTTGGCCTATGTCAGATCGCCCTTGGGCTACTGACACAACACCACCAGATAAGAATGGATTATATCCTCGTTGGGATGGAGTAAACCTTAAGAAGCGTCGTGGAGTTTTAGATCCTAAAACTTGGGCGATGGTTTACCAACAACAAGATGTTGAATCAAGTGCCGTCTTCTCACCTGAGTGTGTAAGAGGATCAGTCGCAGGTATGCGATCTGTAGGTCCGCTTATTCCAGGCGCTCCTGGTCATCCAGAAACTTTAAACTCTCAATACATCGTCTGCTCTATGGACCCTGCTATGAGTGGAGATACCTTCTCAGTCGTACTGGCTGGAGATCGTACAAACAGCAAACGCTACTTGCTAGACGCAAGCCGTATGCCAGCACCTACTCCACAGGCTATTAGAGAATTAATCTTCAGTTGGACAGAGAAGTACAATCCTAAAGTTTGGGTAATTGAGAAAAACGCTTTTCAGTTGTTCTTAACCCAAGATGAGGAAATCAATAAGTTCCTTGCTACTAGAGGTATCCGTTTGGTTCAGCACTACACAGGATCAAATAAGATGGATGCTGAGTTTGGTGTTGCATCTATGGCACCACTCTTCGGATCAACAGATGCTTTAGGCAAGCACCTTAAGAACAACATTTTAGAATTACCAAGAACAGATAATGAAAACATTAAAGCCCTAGTTGAACAATTAATTACTTGGTCAGCAGGCACAAAGAATAAACAAGACGGACCTATGGCTCTCTGGTTTGCTGAGACTCAAATGCGAGACTACATCAACCAGGCTGGGGCATATGGCGGAAGTTGGGTTAAAAACTCATTCCTTACACCAAACGATCTACGCAAACGCCAGGTCGTTAACTTAGAAGAATATGCAAAACTTCAAGAGAAGTTAGCAAGTGGAGGCACATTTTGGCGCTAGAGATTCTAGAGATCAGTGGTAAGGTAAAGAAGTTACGTGAGAAGTATGGTCAACGTGACTCTCGCTACTCTGACCTGCTTGCAATTCGTCAAGGAAATATTCAACAAGTATTCCCTGGCCAATTCCCAGACGACTATCCAAAGCCAATGGTGGCAAACTTTATTGACGTTGCAGCCCGTGACGTAGCAGAAGTTATTGCACCACTTCCAACATTCTCTTGTATGACAACTAATAGCACCTCAGACCGTGCTAGAAAACGTGCAGACATCAGAACGATGATTGCTGCAGGTTACCGTGATACTTGTAACCTACAAACCACAATGTACTCAGGTGCTGATATGTACATCACCTTTGGTATGTTGCCATTTATTATTGAAACCGATTATGAAAATAATCGCCCAATGATCCGTATTGATTCCCCTATTGGTGCATACCCTGAGTGGGATCGCTTCGGCAAATTACTTTCTTACACAAAACGTTATACAAAAACAGTTCGTGATTTATGTAATGAGTTCCCAGAGTTTGAATCACAAATTCGTGGACCTTACGAGAAGCGTGAATCATCTCGTACTCTTGAAATGTACCGCTACCACGACAAAGATCAAACAGTTCTTTACTTACCAGAACGCAACAATTTAATCCTTGCTGAGGTTAAGAATGATCTTGGCGAATTATCTGTAGTAATTGCAGTACGTCCAGGTGTTGACTCACACGATGAACAACGTGGACAATTTGATGACATTATGTGGGTACAGGTTGCTCGCTCACGCTTTGCAACATTAGCACTTGAGGCAGCACAAAAATCTGTACAAGCACCATTTGCTCTACCAAATGATGTTAACGTACTTGAAATTGGTCCAGACGCAACTATTCGTTCTGCTAATCCAGAGAAGATCCGCCGAGTATCTTTAGATATTCCAGCAGGTATCTTCCAAGAGAACGCAAACTTAGATCAAGAAATGCGTGTTGGTTCACGTTACCCAGAAGGTCGCCTAGGACAACAATCAGGCTCAATCGTTACAGGTCGTGGCGTACAAGCACTGATGGGTGGATTTGATACACAAGTTAAAACTGCACAAGCAGTTCTAGCAGAGGCTTTCCGTCACGTAATGCGTATTGCATTTATGATTGATGAAAAAGTATTTGGTGATGTTGAGAAGGAAGTACGTGGCGTAAATGCTGGCGCTCCTTATGAGATCACTTACAAGCCAAAAGAAGCCATCGCTGGCGACTATTGGTGTGATGTTACCTATGGTTTAATGGCAGGACTAGATCCAAACAGAGCATTAGTGTTTGGTCTTCAGGCTCGTGGAGATAAATTAATCTCTCGTGACTTCCTACGTCGTCAAATGCCTTGGGAAATTAACGTTACGATGGAAGAAGAAAAGATTGAAATTGAACAACTGCGTGACTCTTTAATTCAAGCAGTTTCTGGTTATGCTCAAGCACTGCCTGCTATGGCAGCGCAAGGACAAGATCCTTCACAAATTCTTACCGCTATGGCTGCAGTAATTGATGGTCGTCAAAAAGGTAAATCTATTGAAGAAGTTGTGCAAGAGGCGTTTGCGCCTAAGCCACAACCTGAAGTTTCTCCAGAAGCGATGAGTACCGCTGGTGAGGCTGTCGCCCCAGGTCAGGCCCCTTCTGGAGAACCTAATCTTCCACAAGGTTTACAACCATCTGGTCGTCTATCAGGTGTAGCACCTGG